TCACCGGTAGCCGGTCCCCCCCGTCCTGTTGTAATCGATTCCATAGGGCGGATCGCTGACGATCGCGAGCGTGCGGTCGAGGCCCGGCAGGATCTCGCGGCAGTCGCCGAGATACAGCGTGGCGTCGCCGATGGTCACGATCTCAACCATCGCGATCAGGCCTCGTTCGCATCCTCGCGGCGCGACCGCAGGTAGAGATCCCACTCGCGCTCGAGCTCCGGCTTGTTGCCGGCCCATTCGAGAACGCCCGATGTGTTGCGCTTCAGGTCGGTGTCGGGGTCGAACCCGTGACGCGCTAATAGACCCCAGCGCGAGAGGTAGCCGCGGCTCGCCTTGGGGCCGTGAAAGCGGTGCTCGATTGTCCCCGGCACATAGCCGATGCGGCGGTTGACGACGTGCTCGATGCGCGCCTGCCAACGCTGGAGGTGGCCGATATACGACGCGGCGACACCGCCCGGCACGCTGTTGTCGACGGCACCGACAAGCGCCAGTGCCATGTGGTGGTCGCCCGAACCCATGCCGCCGAGATCGAAGAGGCCCGCGGTCCAGTCGAGAACGGCGCGAGTGGTCGCCCAAGAATAGCCGCTATGGGCGTAATCGTAGGGTCCGCCGTCGAATTTCCACCATCGCGGCCCCCGCGGCACCACCGCGGGGCGGCCGCCGTGCAGATACTGCCGGCAGAACGAATGGTAATGCGCCAGGTGCTCGTCGCGCGGACCCAAATCGTAGGCGTCGGACCACGGCTGCACGACGCGGTAGTGCTGCAACGCCTCGACGGTCTCGCTCGCCCAATGCGGCCGGCGGTGAAACACGTCGGCGTCGTGCCAGCAGATGAATTTGGCCTCTGGCACCCGAGCGATCCCGAGGTTGATCAAATTCTCCTTCGACCACGCCCACGATTCGGCGCGGACCCCGATATGGTCGACATGCGGCAGGGCACAGGCATAGGCGCGCTCGCCATACTGGCACTCGATGACATGGAGGAGGACGCCCGAATCGAGCATGTGCCCCACCCAGTCGCGGTAATGCCGGTCGGGCGCTTCCCAGCGCAGCGGGTTGAAGCGCGCGGCAAATACGTGAAGGTCCGGTGCGGTCATGTGGCCTCGGGAGCGAGGGGCGGGTGGAAAGAGGGAACGGGGCGCTACTTCGGGTGCCGCAACCGCCAGCGCCGGCCGTGGCGCGCCCGCATATAGGCGATGTGGTTGGGGGCCATGTCGGTGCCGTAGGCCGAGCTGTAGACCCCGTTTTCGGACCATTCGAGCCAGCCGCGATGCGGGATCTCCGGCAGCGGCTGGGTGACCAGCGCCATGATGTCGAAGCGGCTTCCGGGCGGCGCGGCGGGGTCCCACCATGCCGGCGTGACGGCGTTGCTTACCATGACGCCGCCGATCGCGAAGCTGTCCGAGGTGACCGGGTCGGCGATCTCGACCGGATATTGCCGGCTGCCGGCCGCGGCGAAGCGGTCGAGCGCGGGGTTGATCAGCAATTCGCCGATCTCATGGGTTCCGGCGATCGTCCAGGCGACGCCGTATTTCAGGCAGGCATCGAGCTCGACGATTCCGATCGGCAGGCCCGACGGCGACTTCTCGTGATAGCCGAGCGAATTGGCCATCGTCGTCGTCGGCGCGAGGACGATCTGCGCTTCCTCGGCCGCCACCGTCCCCGGCGTTGCCGTGCGGATCGTGCTGCCGGCGACTTCCGGCCAGAACGGCGCGAGCCACTTGCCGATCCATTCCTCGGCCGCCGCGACAAAGGCCGCGACGTCCGCATCAGGAAGCGCGGCCTCGTTGACCACCGCCAGTTTGAACGCAGCCCGCTCGCTCATGGCGTCATCTCCTTGATCGGCACCGCGCCGCCGCCGCGCAGCTCCGGCGAGAGCTGTCGCAGGTTGGCGCCGGATGGAAAGTCCACCGCGTAGGTGCCGCTGTCGGAAGTGTTGGCCGAGCCCCGGTCGAAGCCCACGGACCTGCCGTCGGGAAAGAGGAACGGGTTGTCCGCCGCGCGGCATGAGCCCGGTAGGTCAGGCCCCGGGGTGTTGATCGGCGCGCACCCCGTCAAGGTGTGGCGCGGGCCGCCCTCAATAGGGGCCCATGCAATGTTGCGGTAGCCCCACGGGCCATCCCCGATGGCCGCGAGGCCGGAGAAAAATACGACGACGGAGCCGTCCGGCGAGATCGCCGGCGCATTGGCGTCCGGGTAGTCGGGGTCGCCCGGCGTGGTGAGTGCGTAGGCATTGCTGCCGTCCACGTTGCTGATCCAGACCTCGCGATGCTCGACGTCAGTCTCGGTTTGCACCATGTAGGCGACCCGCGACCCATTGAGCGATATCGACGCCTGGGAGCCATTGGCAACGAGGCGCCGCAGGTTGGACCCGTCCTCTTGTATCAGCCAGACCTCATCGACTGGCCGGATCGTCAACGTAAAAACGATGGTCCCGTTGCGCGCCATCGATGGCTTGTCGACGTTGAGGGCGAACGCCGGGCCGATCTGATGCGGGGAGCTTCCATCGGCGTTCATGATCCATACCGCGCTGCCGCCAAACGCGTCTGCCCTGCCTACCGCACGGTCAACGTTTGTCGTGGCATAGAGGATGCGCCGCCCGTCGGGCGTCCAGGATGGGGTGTGCCCCTGTTCCGGCAACACGACCTTCCCGGTGCCGTCGTTGAACACCGTGTAGATCGTGCCGCGCCCGTCATCCATGACGAGCTCGTGCGGCGGAACCTGCGCATGGCTTGCCGTGATCCACAGCAGAGCCAGGATTGCGAGCCCGGCGGCCATAAACGCGGCGGCGACGCGGCGCCGGGCTGCCTCCCCGACGGCAATGTCGCTCATGGCGCGGGGACTTGAACGATCGGCATCGCGATCTCCGCACCTAATGAGAGGCTGCGCTGGTAAGCGTCGTCACCTGGCCGGCGAGCTGGCCGAGCCAGATTGCTGTCGACAAGGGATCGCTGGCAGGCGGGATGGCGCAGGCCGCGTCGCCAAAGCTCTCGATCGAGGTCACCTTGAGCGCGGCCGTGCTCGCCACCACGCCGGCGGCGATCGTCGCGTTCGCCGCCGCCTTGCCCTTCTGGTATTCGGCGCAGGCGGTCGCGATGAACGGGCTCGCCGCCTCGGTAATCTTGTCGGCCGTCGTATAGAGCGAGCCGGCCGAGGCGAGCCCGCCGAGCACCATCATCGGCACCCCTCCGCAGCCCGAAAGGACTGCGGCGATCGCTACCAGGCCGAGCGCAAGACGCCGGCTCACAGTGCCGGCAGGGTCCAGGTGCAGCCGGCCCCGAGCGCCGTCGATACGGCGGTGGCATCAGCCGCGGCCGCGGTATGGCCGGTGCTGGTCAGCATGTCGGTGACGGTGTTGGCGAGCGCCTGGCCGGCACACGCCGCCGCCTGCGCCTTGGTCAAATTCGAGGCGCTCGTCGACTTGATGGTCGTCACCGCCGTCGCGGTCGAGGCGACGGCGGTCTGCGCGTCGCTGACCGTTGTCAGGTCCTGCGCGGCCTTGCAGCCGGAGAGCGCCAACAATGCCGCGGCGACGGCGGCGATGCGGATTTTCGTGGTCATGGTCGGGTTCCCTTTTCGCGATTGAAGATGTCAGTGGGCCGCCGCCGGCGACGTCTGCTCGGGCACCAAGACGGCAATGAGTCCGCCGAGCGCGGCGACCACGCCGAGGGCGGCGTTGACCAGATCGGGGCTCGCACTGAGATGCAGGGCGCCGAGGATGAACGCGGCAGCGCCGCCCCAGCTCGAGGCCTCCGTCAGGCGCGTTCCGAGATAAGCGAGGGTGTTCATCGCGATTTTCCTTTCGGGCAGCAAAAAAGCCGCCCGCGGGCGGCTTGGATAGGAAGCGAAGGTGAGGGAGGTCAGCCGGCCGGTGCGTCGACAGCGCCCCCCGAATCAGGTTCGGGGACCGCCGGCAGCGCGCCGGTGGCGTACCACGCCTTGAGATCGGCGAGGGTCCCGACCCAGACCGAGCGGTCGACCGGTGTCGCGATGCCGGCGACCCGACCGGCGGGCGTGTATTGGTGGAAATCGTAGGGTCGCGGCGCGTTCGCCTTTGCGCCGCTCCACGCGCCCGGCCGGCCGGGCGGCAGAAGCGGCGGGCGCTGGACCAGACTGAGATAGCCCCCGGGCGTGGTGCCGCGCGGATATTCCGGCAACATCAGCGGCCAGCGCGACAAATCCGGGCTCGGTTGCCTCAGCTGTGCGAACCCGTAATAGGCGACGGGATCGCGCCCGGTGTGGGCGGCGACCGCCCGGCCGATCGCGACGAGGGCCGCGAGCGTCGCCGCGGTTTCCCAATCGAGCATCGCCGGCTGTGCAGCGCCGATATCGGTCAGGGCGAGGAAATACTCGGCCTGCCGGTCGGCATCTGACGTGTCGACAAAGTGATAGGGCACGGCCAAGACGCCGGCGTTCACGGCGGCATTCCGGTTCCGCTCGAAGGCCGGATCTGCGAAGCCGACGCCCTGCGTCGCCTTGATGAAGGCGAGCGCGATCCCGGCGCCTGCCACCGCCGGCCAGTCGATCGCACCGTTGTGATGCGACACGTCGATCACGCCGTCGCAAGTGACGGCGGGCAGCCCATAGGCAGTCATGGCTATTTCCGGTTTTGCTTCTGGACGAGTTCGGTGCGCAGGTCGCCGATCCCCTGCATGACGCGGTCGAGCGCGGCGCGCATTTCTGCCTGAAACTGGTGATCTTCGGTGCGGCGCTCGTCAAGAATGCGCTCGGCAAAAGTGAGGCGCGCCTCATGCCCCGCCAGCGCGACCCGAAACTCGGCGCGCTGCACATCGAGATCGCCGCGCAGGCTCAGATATGCGCCGACGATCCCGCCCCCTAGTGTGGTGACGATAATGAGCGCCTGCAGCAGGTGGCCGAGATTGATGTCGGGCGTGAAATGCGGATGAATCATCGCGCCGAGCCAGGTCGAATCGCCGTCGGAGGCGTCCGGCAGCGGGTCTTGCGTTGCGTTCGTCCCAGGGAGCGTCACAGCGTGCCCGTGAGGGTCCAGGCGAGGTTGGCGAGGGTCGCGTCGGGCGAGGCCGGCGCGTTGATGGTCAGCACATCGCCGCCGGCGAAGCTGGTCGCGCTGGCCACCGTGAAGCTGGCGCTCGTCGCGCCGGCAGCCAAGGCCATCGTGCCGACCGTCGACCCATTCTTCTGAATGGCAAAGTTGGCGAGGGCGGTGGCCGCCGTGCCGGCCGTCCCAAAGCTGCCCGCGAGCCCGGCCGCGAAGGTCACCGGGGTGGCGAAGATATAGCGCTCGATCACCTGGCTGGCGCCGGGGCTTCCGGCCCACGAGCCGGAGACATAGGCCGGGGCCTGCACTGCGCCGTCGCCGGTCAGCGTGTAGCTGGTCGGCGTCAGCCCGGCGAGGCTCTGCAAAGCCTGCCCGAAGGTGTTGAAGGCCGGCAGTTTCACATGGATCGTCTGGCCGATAAAGCTGGAGGGATAGCGATAGCGGAAGAGGGATGGGTCGTTCGGGCCGAAGCGCGCGAAGTTCGCGCCCGCGGAATGGCTGCCGATCGGCGTGCCGTAGACCCCGCGCCGCAGGTAGGTGAGGTTGTACTTGTAGGAAGCGGTGAGGGTCGCAGTCTGGTAACTCACCAGCTCGCCATCGCAGTAGCACAGCGTCACAAAATGGTCGGCGTCGGCCATCGTCCCCGACAAGAGCTGCCCCTGGCTCTCGGTCAGATCGACCGACACCGTGTCGGCGGTGTCGGGATCGGTGTGGCTCGGCAACGCCGCGGTCAGAACGCCCTGACGGGCGCCGCGGTAGATCGTGCCGGCCAGTGCGTAGGTATTGCCGTCGCTCGACACCCAGACCTGGCAGCCGCCCCAGTTCGTCCCGCCCGAGGCGATCAGCCAAACTTCGAGGTCGCCGCCCGACAATCCCGATGGCGGCTCGAAGATGATCGGCGCATTGGTGTTGCCGGGAGCGACCAGCATGTCGAGGCCGGACCCGGCCGTCGTCAGCTTCGGATAGAGCGTCGCGGTGCCGACCCCGATCGCGGTTATTGTGCCGGGCATCAGGGATCAGGGATCATAAGACAGGGATCCGGGATCAGAAAGGCAATGACCCCGCACGCTGCTCTGCAATCCCGGATACCTGTCTTCTGGTTCATGGCGTCACTCCCGGGACCTCTTCGGCGGTGACGGTCAGCTCGCCGTTGTCGTCCTCGTCGATCTGGATGATCCGCACCGCCGCGCCGGAGAGGCCCAGCGTCGCGTCGGTCAACAGCACGATGTCCATCGGCTCCAGGAGCGAGTAGCGCCAGCCGAGCTTCCACTTGTAGGTGTTTCGCACGTAGGCGTTGCGCTGCAGCTGGAGCTGCGCCGAGACCGTCGCGCTCGTGGGGTTGGTGAACTCGTGGGCCTGGACCGATGGCTCGCTCCGGAGCCCGTATTGGTCAATCAGGCCCTGGTCCCATACCGGCAGGATCTGCGGGTTGTAGGAGTTGCTCGAATCCATGTACTCGACGCTGAGCCAGTTGGTCGCCGCGGACGGGTCGCTGCGGGTCAGCATGACCGGGTCGCTGCCGCCGCCGAAATCGAGGAAGTCTGAGTCGGCGAGGCTGTATTGCCAGGTCAGGTTGGGCGTCCAGCTTGCGCCGTTGTCGCTAAGCGCCGTGTCGCCGTAGGGGATGATCTTTAAGAGACTGCCCGACCACACCACCGCCGCGACGGCGAGTTGGGCGATCTCCTCGAGCCATCGTGCGCAGGGTTGCTGCCGGTCGAGCAGCAATGACATCGCGAGCTGCGCAGCCTGGCAGTAGGTGGCGAAATCGGCGATCGAGCCGGCGCTGTCGAGGTTGGCCAAGGGGAAGCCGGCGCCGTAGCGCGGGTTGGTCAACAGATCGGTGACGATCGAGGCTGGGTTCGCGTCGCCCGGGAAACCCGATCCGACCGTGCCGACCTCGAACCCGGTGATCTCGGCCGAGAAATTCGGCAGGGCCGGGGTTGACCCCAATTGCAGCGGCGTGCCGGTGACGTAAGAGGTGCCGGAATAGCCGAGAACCGGGGTGTTGGTGTCGCTGCTGGCAAACACCGGGTCGGCTGCCTGGCCGTCATTGCCGGCATAGAAATTTACCCCGACCTCGTCGGAGCCGGCGACCGACCCGTTGGCCCATACGCGGTTGACGTTGGGCGGGCCGCCGGGCGGAACGAAGCCGTTTGGCGCCCCGGTATCCCCAACCGGCCCCTGGCACAGCCCGAAGGCGACGTCGACCGAGTAATTGGCGCCCGAGCCCTTCTTGCCGCCCGAGCTGCCGAGCCCCTTGCCGCCCTTGCTGGTGCTGCCGAAACCTTGCGCCCCCCAGAATTCCAGCAGGTTGATCGACACCCGGTGGGTCCCATAGCAGATTGGCACCGGGCTGCCGGCCTGGCTGGTGTTGTAGCGTAAGGAGGAGATCGTCGATGGCTTAAAGGCATTGCTGAACGGAGTCGGGCCGCCGCCCTTGCCGCCCGGGAAATCGCCGCCGTCAGGCATGAGCCTCACCGAATGGCGTAAAGAGCCGCATCTCGCGCCTCTTCAGCGGATGGAGCGTCGCGTCGCCCCACACGACGCCGATCGCCCAATAGGCGTGAACGAGACGCGGCCAATCGACGACGATCGCGCCGTGCGAGAACACCCGCCCGAATTTGAACAGCGCGATATCGCCCGGCTGCGGCGGTCCTTCGATCTCGCGCGCGTAGCCGAGAAGCCCCTCCATATAGCGCTCAGCAGCGCGGTGCATATGCCAGTCTGGTACATAGAAAGGCGGCTCGACATGCGGGGCGATTCCGGCGCGCTCGTATACTTCGGCCAACAGCATCAGACAGTCGACCCCGGCGCCCTTGATCCGCGCGGCGTGGTGGAACGGTGTGCCGATCCAGCTTTCGGCCTCGGCTATGACGGCCGCGCGCCAGACATCCTCGCTCATGCCCTAGACCGCTACTTCCGGCGGCGGGATGTAGGGGAAGCCGCCGAACCGCAACAAATTCAGAAACGTCCCGTTACAGACCGCGGTCGTGTGATCGCATCCCGGCAGCATTGTGAATGTATCGCCGGCCGTGATCGGAAAGAGCCACGCCCGTATCACCTGAATTTGCGAGCCGTTTCCGGTGCTGACGATCGTGCGGATGGCGCCCGCGTTGGCACCAGCCAGCCCGGTAACCGTACCCTCGACGTAATTCGGGACCGTGGTGGTGCAGTTCATGGTCGCCTGATCGGAGCCAGCCGCGGCAGTGACAGTCGCTTGGCCGACCCCGGTGGAAGCGCCGAGTGCGTTCTTGCCGGCGACCCGGTCATAGCCGCACATCGCATCGCCGAAGATGTGGCTGCACGCCGCGCCATAGAGCCGGCGCGGCATCTGCTGGATCGCCAAGAGGTTCATCAGCGACTTGACCTTGACCGCGATCTTCGAGCGCCCGACATCGCAATCGGCGATCCGGCCGTAGAACCACAACAGACAGCCGAGCCTGGTGTCGAGCGCGCCCGAACCCGCGACCTGCGGCGGGGCGAAGAAGCGGTCGATCTCGACCGTCGCGCCGTCGAAGATCCCCATCCGCACCGCGTCAGCGATCGGAAACGTGCCGACCAAATCGTCGGCGCCGGCCATAATTTCGATGTCGAGCTCGCCCGGTTGGACGCCGATCTTCGTCGTGACCTTCGAGCGCCCGAAGCGCGGGCCGAGCGCAAAGGTCTGCTGCGCACCATGGTTGAAGCTGCCGACCGGGAACCCGGCGGCGGGGATGGTCAGCGCCGTGTCGCCGCCCGACCAGCGCAACACCTCGCCCGAGGTAAGAGCGAACGTGTAGAGGTCGACCTGCACGACCGTCAGATCGGCGGCATTGTTGAGGTAGCTGGTCAGCGCGGCCGAGCAGGGTCTCATGAGAGCACCGATTGCAGCTTGACTTGCTTCAACGACCAGAGCTGGTACATGAAATTCTCAAATTCGGCGGTGTCGTCGGCAAACCGCACCCGGAAGTAATAAGTGAAGTCGGCGGTGATCGCGTGGCTGGTCGGTGGTGCCGTGGTGAACGTGACGAGGCCGGTCGTCGCGTCGACCGTGTAACCGGCAGCGGACTGCAGGACCCCATTGAAATAGATCGCGCTGACCACATTGGGCGCGACGATCGGCTCGCTGAAGCCGCCGAAATTCCGCACCAGCTGAAACACCGTCGTGCTCGAATTACCGGTGCCGATCGACTGCCCGGCGACGGTGTCGTCGGTCGGATCGTCGAACAGGAACGGCGCAAAAGCCCCCTGCTGTTGCAGAAAGAAGCCGGCGAGCGTGCGCAGCTCGTCATAGCCCGCGCCGAGGCCGTTTGGCCCCCGCGTGTCGTGTTTGTCGCGCAGGATTTCGTAGGTCAGCGTGAAGGTCCAGATCGGATTGAACTGGTCAATGACGCGCAACTCGCGCCCGGATATCGCCTTCTGCGTGCGGGTGGCAAAGCGCGGCGCCTTCGAAACCGACCAGCCGAGGCCGGGAAGGGCTGGAAAAATCGCGGTCACGGAGCCTCGTCAGATCGTGCGTGGAGTCAGCGCGTTCGAGCGCAGCATGTTGCGCACGACGCCGGGATTGCGGGCCATCAGCCCGGTGAACCAGCGCTCGACCGCTGGGCCGTCGGAGGGTCCATGAAAATGCAGGTGCATGTCGCCGCCTCCCTCTCCCTGTGCCCCGCCTTGAGCGATCATGCTCTGGAGTCCTTCGCTGATCGAGGCCGGGAGGACCATCTCGCGCGAGTGCAGGAGCGCCGGCCTGGCGCCCGCGAAACTCGGCAGAGCCCACCCGCCGGCGGCCGACGGCACGATGCCGCCTTGCGAGAACGCGAGCAGGCCGCCGAGCCAGCCGAACAAACCGCCGCCGCCGGCCACAGCCCCCCGGCGGTGGCGGCGGCGCTGGCGCCGGCGGCTGCGGCACCGCCGCCCACCGCGGCCGTGCCGGCGGCCATCGTGGTGGCGAGCGCTGCAAGGGCGGCCGTGTTCGTCGACAATGCGGCGGTGTTGGCGGCCTGGTCGCCGGTGTCGAGCAGGTTGCCCAATCCGAATTGCTTGCCGATAAGGCCGCTGAGCCCGCTGCCCAATACCGAGCCGACACCCTGCCCGGCAGCGGGTGCTGCCAGCCCGAGCAGCGCGGCGAGCGGGCCGGCCGCCGCTTGCGAAAGCGCGGTCTCGGCGAGCGAGACGAACCCCGTCTCGACCGCGCGCGTCGCGGCGACGCCGGCCTGCTGCCAGGTCATCGTGCCCGCGAGCAGCCCGGCTGCCGCGCGCTTCCAGCCGGCGCCGATCTGGTCGAAGGCTTGCGTGTAGCCTCGCGCCATCTTGGCCGCCGCGCTGGCCGTCGCGCTGCTCATCGACGCGCTCAGCGCCGAGATCTCGTTCAGCTGGTCGGCGATGTCGCTGTAGCTGGAAGGGGAACTCGATCGCATCGGCGCAGCTCCCTCGTGGTCAGACCTGTGGATATGGGGCGGGCCGCCGGGCCGCGCCGGTGCTGCTACTGCAGTTCGATCGAGGAAAACTGGGTCCGCTTAGCCGCGGCTTCCGGGTCCTTGGACCCCCGCCACTCGATGAGGTGGGTGTAGGCGAGGGTGACGCCGCCGCAATACGGCACACCGGCGGCGTGCCACACGATCCGGTGCAGCCCGTTGAGGCCGGTCGAGAGATCCTGCTGTTGATGCGCGATCCGGGGTTTCAGCGAATTTTCGAAAAACTGGTACAGCTCGATCTTGCGGATCCCCGGACAACGGCGGCCCAGCAGACGCGAGACGATGTCATAGAGCTTGCTCTGGTCGTAGAACTGCTCGGTCCGCGCCGTGAGCAGATTGTGCAACAGGTTCGATTCGACGCTCCGCACCGTATCGTCCGGCCGCAGATGCAGTAGGAGGACGAAGGCGTCGAGCTCCCCCGGGAGTTTGGCGTAGACCGTGACCAGCCCGCTGCCGATCGGCCTGCCGTTGACGTCGGTGTCGTGGCGATGAGCCATCGTGTCGGCGAGAAAATTCTGGTCGATTGTCATCGTCGCCCGCAGCCAGCGCACGCATTCCTTGACCGTGACGCCAAGGCACCCCGGCCCGTCAGCCGGCTGGGCGGCAGAGGCCGGTGCCGGAGGCGCGCCGGCAGCGATCCCGAGCGCCAGGCCGCAGAGAAGCAGCCACCGCATTACCGTCCCTCAGCGTCGTTTGTCGTCGCGGAGATTATGCGGCACAGCCGCTCTTCGACAATGACGTTAGCGGATCGCTGCGCCTCGGTTCCGCCATGCGATAGCAACCGCCCGAGTCCGGTTGCGCGCGCGCAGCGCGTCGCGGTCGAGCGGCGCCGGCATGCCGAGATCGTCGCCCCGCGCCACCGTGAGCCCGGGCGGTGCAGCGGCGGCGATCTCCTCGATCGGCGGTGCGCCTGCGGGTGCAGAGCGGGGCACCCAGCCGAGCGTGTGGGCGATCGTCTGCAGCATCAGATGCGCCGGCGGGTTCTCTTCCCAATATCCGAAGATCTCCCCGGCCTCGGCGAGCGTCATGCCGTCGATGACCCGGTAGGAATAGGAGCAGCCGGTGGCGAGGGCGCCGTAAACGGCGCCGAGCTGTTCCCGGAAGTTTCGTCCGGGCTCGCCACCGGCCGCGCTTCCCCCGTGGCGTTCTCCATGGGGGTCAACCCGGCGACGCGCAGAACAGCCGCCACGGCGGCGTTGAGTTCCTCGAGCGTCGCTTCGAGATCGAGCACGGCCTCGGCAGTGAGGTCGGGCTGCGCCGGCGCGAACCCGGCCGTCACCACCTTGGCGGCGGCCTCAATCAACGCGCCGCCCGATTTGCCGGTCATGTCGTCGAGCGCATCGAGCAGATGGCGCAATTGGCCGAGCTTCAGCGGGCGGATCTCAAAACCTCGTCCGCCGAGGGTGATAGTCTCGCTCATCGCGGCTACTCGTTGACGCTCAACGTGCCGATCGTGCCGGTCGCATCGGCGAAGGCGCTGAAGTCGAATTCCTGGATCTCGTAATCGTCGATCTTGGTCGGCAGTGACAATTTCATCGCGGTGCACGCGTTCAACACCAGCGTCAAACCGGCCGGCGTGCCCTGAATCGTCTTGGTCGTGTAGAAGGTTGCCTTGAAGGTTGGCGTGTAGCCCATGAACTGGTTGGTCAGCACCAGTTTTTTGCCGGCGGTGTTGTTGTACAGATAACTGATGAGCAGTGACGTGGTCGCATCGCCGGCCGAAACGGTGTAGATTCCGGTCGACAGATTGACCGAATACTGGCCCGCTGCCGATGGCGTTGTGACCCGTGTGAAGCGGTTTCCGGCACTGGCGCCAGTGGCGTAAAACACGCCGAGATCGTCGACGTAGCTTGCGGCGTTGGCGACCGTTACCGTATAGGGAGTCGTCGCAGGAACCGTCGCTGCTTCGTTTTCGGAAACGGTCAGCTGGCCCGTCACCGGTGTCTGCCCGAAGAACAAATCGCCGTAGATCGCGCCGAAAATGCGGGCGAATTTCGCCTTGCCGGCGATCTTGCCCTGGCCGCGGGCGATATCGACCGGGAACTGGAACTGGCCCCACAATTCCTTAGTTTGCCAGTCCCAATCGATCTGCACGTCTTGGAGGATGCCGAACTGGTCGGGGCCGATACCCGATCCGGTGGCATCGGTTCGGTTGCCCCACAGCGCCCCGGCGCCGAATGCGAGCTGCATGTCAGAGGACTCCTCCAGAGAGATTGACGAGGCGCCGCTTCAGCTCTTCCTTGGCGGCAAAAGCATGGTTCCAGGCCAGCGTCACTTGGGCCACTGGCGATCCGGGGAAATGATCGGCCCACCAGCGCTCCACGAGGTCCTCGAACCGTCCCGATGCCACCGAGACGCTCGGTGGCGGCCTCGCAACGTCGAGACCGGCGGTTTCTTCCATGGGTCAACTCCTGCTAGAGGCAGAGGATTTCGATCGGGATGATCACGAGCGCCTGGTCGCGGAGCACCCCTTCATCGGTTAAAATTTTGCCGGCGATGTAGGCGTGCTGAACCGTCGCCGGCAACCCCAGGTTCTGCACCCCGGTCGCCGGCGATGGGGCGAGCGCCGCCTCGACGCTATCGACCAGCGGATTGAGCACCGTCGCCGGCGCCACGTAGGGGTCGCTAGCATGCGCGTAGACGTAGAGCTCGACGGTGAGCGTCCACACGCTCGGCGCGCCGAGCGTCGCAACCGATGCGAGCTCCGCCTTCTGGCGCATTAACAGCGCGGGCTGCTCTGCGGGGGTCAGGCTGCTCCAGTGACGCAATCGGCGCGACGTCGTGACAAAATTAGCCGCGTCTGCAACCAGCGCGAACAGCGCGGCATAGATCGGTTCGCGCGTGATCATAACGCGGCCGCCACCAGCGCGGGATCGGTCGCGGTGGCGGCGAGGCGCCGGGCAAAGCCCGACACCGGCGCCCGGGCACGATATTGCGCGAGCAGCAGCTTCACGTCGTCGGTCATGTCCTGCTGGGAATAGGTGACGGTTTCGCCGCCGCCCAGGGCACTCGATACCTCGCTGATGTGGGCGCGCTCGCGATATCGCAGGGACACCAGCTCGATGCAGGCTTGGGCGATGTCCAGCGGGGTCGCCGCAAAGCCCGCGGTGTAGCTGACGATCACATTCTGTGCCCGCCGGGTGAAGACATAACCGCGCAAGGCCAGCTCGGTTGGGCTGAACACATACCCGGCGCCATAGCCGCCGTCGCTCGGGGACGCCGGTATTTCAAGGCCATCGATCGACAATGACAGCACCGCGGTGACCGGAAAGTTGGCGAAGGCGAGGCGCTGTCCGCCGGTGCCGTCGCGAACCTCCTGCCAATCGCTGGGCGCGATTTGGCGTTGCAGCCAGCTCTGGACGAACTGGCTGGCCCCGGTGATCAGGCGCGCCAGTAATGCGTCGTCCGTAGACGGGTACGGGTCCTGTCCGGTCTGCAGCCAGGCCTTGACATCGTCAAGAGTGGTCAGATCGCCAAACGCCATCGCTCCACCCCTTAAAATAATTCACCGCGGCGGCAGTGAGGCGACGAGAAGGGAAGATCATCCTCACCTCTCGCTGCCGCACTGGCGAACGAGCGCGATTACCCGTTGCCGATATTGGTGATGACCCCCATCGCGAACGGCGCGTAGACCGCCAGCACCTCTTCGGCGTAGACGCCAGCCTGGCGCTGACGGGTCACCACCGGCCAGTCGATCTGGTAGTAGTCCTGCCGGGTCTTTACCTCGGCGACGTTCGGTACCTCATTCGACTGGTACTGAACGGGCAGGTGCTCGGCCCAGCCGATGATGGTGCCGGGCGGCACCCGCGGGTGAATGCGGACCGGAATACGCAACCCACCGTTCATCGTGAACGGATTGAAGTAGAACGAGACTGCGCCCGCTGCCACGAGATCATAGGCGTTGCCGTCGCCGCTTACCTCGTAGCGCAGCAGCGGCCCCGAAGCATTCGACAGCACCTTGTTGGTGATGTTCTTCAGCTCCTGGACATTGACGTAGAGCACGGTCGGCGACACCTGGTAAAGGTTCCACATCTGCTGGAACATCGTGTCGATCTCTACGACCGAGCCACGACCCGACGCGGTCAGCGGCGTGCCGGTGCCGGCGGTGCCGGTCGGCAGGATGCTGACATAGGCGTTCGAGCCCGCCTTCAACGCGGTGGTGAGAAGCCCGTCATAGGCATAGCTCGGGTTGGCCGAATTGTCGGCGGTCACCGCCGACACCGCCTGCTGTCCACCGGTCAGCGGTGCCGCGACGCTGGCGCTATTGATCGCGGTGATCGCCTGTAGCGTCTCCGAACCGGCGGTACCGACAAACCAGGCATAGGCGACCGCGCCCTGGATCGCAGTGACGCTGGCGAATAGCGTCTGGCCCAAGGTTACCGCCTGGGTCGCATTCACGCTTTTGTTGGACGAGCCGCCAGCCAGCACGAAGGTCTTGCCGTCGGCGCCGTTGATCGTTTTGGTCGTGGCGATCCCCGTGGCCAGGCTCGAGTTCTGGTAGCCTTCGAGGGTCAGTGCGACGACGATGACCGAATAGGTCGCGCTCGGCAATGTCGCCCCGGAACCCGAGGCCGACAGCACGGGCGTTGTCGGGGTGCCCAGTTGCACGGAGGCGTTGCCAGCGAGGATCGCCATCTCCTCCTTTAGCATCAGTTTTTGCAACAGGCGAAACGTCATGCGGGCCTGTATGTCCTCGAAATGGCGGCCGGCGCTGATCGCCTCGTAGGTCGCGGCGTCTTCCTCTCCGATCGTCACATAGGCCGCCGATTTGGAGGCGGTCGAATATGCCATCTGGCCTGAACGCTGACCTTCCGGGACCCAGCCCATCGAGTCGAAGCCGGAACCGGTCAGAGCGGTCACCTGGCGCCAATTGGTCGCCGTGCCGGTACCGCCGCCGACCCGCGCTATCGAATTGCGGATGGGCGTCACGACGGGGTAAAGGTTTTTCGCCGGCGCTTGCAGGTCGAAAGCAACAAGGCCGGTGCCGGTGGAGATCGATTTGGTGATTCGGTCGTCGGGCGTGCGCAGCGCGCCCTTCACCAGATCGAGCGTGTCCTGGGTCGGGTTCATCGGTGTATCCTTCCGCTCGGGCATCAAAAAACCCGGCATTGGGGCCGGGTCCGGTTAAGGGGTTCAGGCTGCGGGCGCTATCGCGCCGCGAATCCCGCGGGCCGGCTAAGAGGAGTTATCGGGTTGGCGTGCGCCGCCTTGATCAGGGTCAGGGTGCGTTCCTCATCGCTCATTCGCGCGAGCGCGGCGACGACGTCCTCGGCGGGCGGGATCGTGCCGCCGGCATCTTCCCGCTTCGAGATTCCAACAAATCCGCGCGCGACGGTCTGCGGCGGCAGCGGCGTGCGGGCGATCTCCTCAACTCGTTTTTGCAGTGCATCGAGGCGCGGCACGATCTCGCCGGCGAGCTTGGCAAGGCCACTGGCGAGGGGCGCGAGATCCGGCTGGCGCGCCTTGCGCAGATTGTCGGAGATGGCCATCGCGGCCAGGTCGACCTGAGCCGATCCGGCGCTGCCATCGACCAGCTCGCCGCTTTCTTCGGCGACCAGCGATTGGAGGAAGTCGCACAATTCGGCAATGATCCCCTGCAGCCGTGGTGCCAGGGGCGAGTCGTCCGCTTCCATCGCCGCCTCGATCGCAATGCGGTCATGGAGCCAATCGAGATCGATGATGAGCTGCGCCAGTCGCCCGGCCTCGGCAAGGCTTTTGCGCGTTGGTTCGGCCGCACGGCCAGGCTCGGAGGCGACCGCCGGCGGCCCGGCGCGATCGATCTTCTCCTGCCAGGCGGCGACGATCCGCACCTTGATGCGCTCGAGTTGGCCCGCCGTGTAGCGGCGCGCGTTACCGGGCTGATGGATAAAGGCCCAGGCGCTGCGGATATGGCGCTCGGTGTCAATCGGATAGCGCTTCTTTCCGTCCGGACGATAGCCGGGATCGGCATAATCGACCTTGCCATAGGGGTCGTCGTCGCCGCTGTCGGCCGCATCCTCGTGATGGTCGTCCGCCGCTGTCGCGGCGGCGGGCTCATGCCCTTCGAGGCAGCGCACCGCCTCCGCCTTCGCGAGATGGCGGTGACCGGCAACCCCACAATCCCAGATCTGCACGGGTGCGCCGGTTGTCGCCGCAATAGTGGCCATACTGCCTCCTGTTGGCCCGGTGGAAAATTTCCAGCAATCGAATACCGCATCGGGGTTGGCCGGACGGTCGACCACCGAGATTTCGGTCAGGCGAAGAGCGGTGATCAGCCGCCGGTCGGCGGGATCACGGGCGGTCACCCTGCCGCCGATTGAGAAACCCTTGTAGACGCCTTCGACCACCTTCTGCCAGGCATCGCCATCGACGATCTTGGCGCCGAGATAAAGGCCCTTGTCGTCGACGCCGGCTTCCTTGGCGACGCCGACAGCCGAGGGCTGGTGCATTTCGCGGATGTTGGCGAAGCGCATATAGTCGTCGAGCGCCGCCGCCAAAGCCTCGCGCGAGACGGTCTCGCCCTGGTCGTCCTCGGCCTCGGTCGAGGCATAGCCCCACACCATCCGCTGCTCGGCGTCGACCTTGGCGATTGGCCAGTAAAAGCGCATTGGAAAATCTCCCCGGTTCGTACCGTCCACGCTTCGGCGACCCGTCTTACAGTTCGAAGGCGCTGATCGACACATTCTCGATCGTTGCGGTGCCGCCCGTAATCGCGGCGAGCGCTACGTCGATCCAGATCGCTGTTCCGATCGTGAGCCCGGTGACGACACAGTTGACCGTGAATGGTGCCTTCTCGGCCGTCGTCGCGGCGATGTAATTCACGAAGCCGCCGCAGGTGTTCCCAGTCAGCGCCCCGGCGTTTGCCGGCACTCCGCCCGTGCCGGTGCGCATCTGCACCTTCCCGCCATCGGCGATCGCCGTGGCGTTGAAGATGTCGCCGCTGATGACGACCAATACGTTGCCGCTGAACACGGGCGTGAGCGCGCCGGCGAGGCCCATCATCAGCCCGGTCGTGTTGGTCGTGCCGGCCGGAGAGGCGACGTTGGTCTGCGACGAGTTGTTATAGGAGGTGCCACGAACCGCCGTCGCGGCACGCGCCGATGACACCGCGACGGTGAGCAGCAGCGCAAGGAGGAGGAAAAGCCATTTCATCTCAATTCCCCGCCTCATCTAATTAACCGTCCATGTGCCGGTGACGCTGCGCGCCACCCACTGCGATGCCGCATGGGCCTCGATGCAGGCTTGCGAGAACGCCGCCGTCGCCGTGATGTTGCCGCTCGCCGCGCTGTTGGTCAGGCCGATCGCGACTTTCTCGCCCGATGCCGCGGCCACCACGACGGTCTGCGCCGCCGACACCAGGAAGCAATAGTTCAAGCCCGGCGCCGCCGCCGGCAATGTGAAGGTGACCGAGCCAGCCGCGCCGATATTGTCGAAATGCGTGCCCGCATCGCCGGCGACGACCGGGTACGCGCCGGTCTTCGATACCGTCAGCGCTTTGTGCAGCAGCGTTCCGCTCGTCGCGATATTGCCCGCCCAGTTGATCGACCCCGCCGTCAGGGTGCCGACCGTCGTGATATCGGAGGCGACCAGCTTCGAGGCGGCGATCGAGCCGGCCAGCATCGTGTTGGTTACGGTGCCAGTGTCGCCCGAGCCGATCACCGTGTAGGATGCGGTGTTCGGGAAGGTGATGGTATTTGCGGTTGCGCTTAGGGCTAGCGTGTGCGCAACATTTTTCATGTCGAGCGTCAAAGTGCGCCCGGCTGACAGCGCCGTCGACGAGGTCCCCGCCAGCGTCACATCAAAGGCAGCCGACGTGTCGCGGATCGCCAGCCCGGTCAGGCCGGTGGCAGTACCGCCCGCAATTGTCGGCGTCGTCAACGTCGGAGAGGTCGCCCGCACATAGCCGCTGCCGGCGGTCCCGGTCGGCGCGATGCCCCGGTCATCGACATCGCCGGCAACACCGAGATTACCGGTTGGTGAAATACTGGCCAGCAAAGTCGCGGTCGAAGCGCTTGTTTTTTGGTAGAAGCTAAAACTTGTCGGCGCCAAGGTGTCGTTGTTAAAGAAATCTACCTCTCTTTGAGAGGCAAAATGGTCCGTGATAGCGAACGACGTTGTCGCGCTCGGCGGATAGGCGCCCGCTGTGTTGGCTACGGAATAAATCGACGCATTAGTGCTTGCTACAGCCGTTTTAGTGTCAATAGCCGTACCAGCACCAAATTCGCCGCCGCCCTGGTTATTAACAGAAAAGGCGTTGGACGCGAAAGGGTTGCCAGATATTGTTGCCCCGGTAAAATCCAGCCCCGACGTATGTGTGCCGACGGCCTTAAAAATCGTCGCGCTGTTGCTGTCGTCGTAAAACGCGGCCTGCGCAAAGGGGTTAACACTATCTCCCGAAATTTGATGCGCCCAGAAACCGTAGTTGACGTTGCGCTGCGCAAGATATCCGTTATAGGACCAATTCGAGCCGTCAGGTAAGCTAGCGGTGCTTGTAAAGCCTGTGGTAGATTTATGGATGCCGCCCGATACCGCCGACACTATGGTTTTCTGTAGGGTGGTGTTTGGCGTGGATACTTCGGTAGCGGCGTTATTCATGTCAAATTCGGCCGTGGTCGCTGTCGCGTCTGCGCCATTGAATACATCAACAATTGGATTGATGGACCAAATAGATGTTCGGCCGTTACTGGAGTTGATATAGGGATAGAATGCGACAAAATCCCCGGCAGCCGGGCTGGTGGCCCAACTACTCTCGGTGCCGGCGGCAATACCGATTCTCAGTCCGGACACATTGCCGATGCCGGTGGAACTGGGATTGGTCAGCAATGAGGCCTTGCCGCCCAAAATTAGTCCCGCGAAGGTCGGGCTGTTCGCCGTACCGAGGCCGAGATTGTTGAGCGCGGCGGGCAGCGTTGCGTTCGCAGCGTTGGCGGCAAGGCCGGGCGGCGGCTGGATCGGCGGCACCTGGGCCGCCGCGGGCAGCGTCAGCGCGAAAGCCGCCTGCCAGATGGCTAGATAGCCGAGGAGCTTCATCATCACCAGCTCCTCGCGGCCATTTGGCAGGCGGCCGAGCTCGAATAGATCCGGATGCGTCCGGTATGCGGGATCCCCGCCATGCTGAGCGAGCCGCCCTGGCCGCCATTCGCGGTTGCTCCGGCGATCACGATCATCATCGGGGTAAGGGTGCCGGCCTGGTCATCGAGCACGACCGTCAGCCCGGCGGTGCATTGTGCCTGGACGACATATCCAAGCCGCGGCACCGACGGCGCCGGGATCGTCGCGAGCAACGAGAGGCCGGCGAGCGAAGGCGCATTGGCGCTGTAATCGGTGCCAATCTGTCCGGGCGAGGCCATTGCCTCATTGGCGCCGAGCTGGCGGTAGGCTGGCACATCGACTGATTTGCTCTGCGCCAAGGCGCTGCCGGACGAGCCCAAGGCAGCAGCGACGAGCGCCGCCGGTAAGAAAGCCGCCCGGAGGCAGCGCGGGGAGATGGTCATGCTGGGATTACCGTCAGTTACCGGTATATTCACGGGGATGGGGGGAAGCGGCCCCAATTCAGCTTCACCTGAAGTTGCGCGTTTTCAGGGTTGCTTGAGCGATGTTCGCCGCGTCAGCGCAGGGAGCGAGACCGGTCCGTCGCGGCCATAGACCATCGGCTGTTCGCCGCCGGCGACTGGATCAAAGCCAAGGATGTCGCGCACCTCGTTGATCGCGTAGATCCCGTCCCGGACGTAGATGTCGAGCATCTTGGCTTGGTCGGCCGGGTCGGCCGGGCGCAGATCGACCCAGCCGAACTCGAGGTCGGCATGGCCCATCCGGTCCTGGATGACGTGGTCGGCGAGCCGCTTGACCCAGCCCATCAGCGGCGCCATTCCCTCGGCGAGCGCGGCCTCCTGCGCCGTCTCGGCGGTGGCGCGGTTGACTTGCCGGGTAAACGCGCTGGACGGCAATGAGAAGGCGTAGCAGACGATGCGTGCCAGCCACTCGTCGAACTCGTCCTTGTAGGGCGCCTCCTTGAAGGGCTGGTACTTCGCCCCGCTTGGGCCCCATACGAGCCTCGATCGCGCGCCGGTATTGCCCGCGAGCACGCTGTCGAACCATTCCTGGAACTGCCGGATCTGTTCGACGTTCCACCCGTCCGGTGCATTCAGCAACCCGGGCGGCACATTGCCCTCGGTGAAGTGCTGCAGCTGCATCACCTGCCGCCGCAGGGCGATGTTGACGGTCATGACGATCTGCTCGACCGGGCCGAAGCCGTAGGCCTTGTGCGGGCGCGGATTGCGCGGCAGGTAGAGCAGCTCGTCGCTCGTCAAGAGCTTCCATGGCCGGCCGTGGATCACCTGCTCGAAAGCCGGTGCCGGCGGTTTGGGCCGGCGTCCGGTCTCGTCGAACAACACCTTGATGGTGGCACCGTCGACGACATCGAGACCAATGATCTCGCCGCTGCGGTTGCGGCGCAGCTCAAGTGCCGGAGCATCGAGCACCAGAACGTCTTCGAGAAGCTCGCGCAGCCAGCTCGCGAACGGCCGCTCACCATCCGGTTGGCGCCAGAAATCGGCAAGGTGTGCGCTGCGCGTCGTCGCGTCTGCGGCCGGAATCTGTGTCGTGCGCGGCTTGATCGTCCAGTCGAGCTTCTCGATCTGGTCCTTGCGGGTCTCGATCGCCAGGCGCGTGATGTCATGGGCATCGGCCAGGGCGCGCAGCTCGTCGAACGCGATCGGCTCATAGGCGCGCGGCGTGTAGATCGTGTTGACGCCGACCGGAAAATCCCAAAGCCGCACTCGCTCGGGCTCGGGCGGCGCCAGCGGATAGCCGGGCGAGAAGATCCCTTGGCCCGGTTGGAACACGGCGCCAAACTGCGCCTCGAGGCCCTGCTGACCCCAGGTGTAGGAAGCAGTCAGGGGCTTGCGCGTACCACTTTCGGGAGGCATCAGAAGCTGCTCCAGGCTGATCGCTTCCAGGTATTGGGTGCGGTGCAGGCGTAGAGGTAATTCGAGTCGAATTGGAGCGCGCCGGTCTGGCAGGCCGTCGAGCTCGACGCCGGCGTCCCGATCGGCATCGCCATGCCGTTGATGCTGGCAGTCAGCGGGGTCGCGTAGATGATGCGGAAATTGCTGCCGTCGAATTGCAGGATAACGAGCTCGTAGGCGCTGGTGTTGGTCGAGAGCGCCAGCGAGGTCTTCGCCCCGAGCGTTCCCGGCACCAGGATCTTCTCGCCGCCGCCGCCATTGACCGCGACGCTCATCGTCTTTGAGTTGTCGGTCGCGATGCCGATCGTCCAGCCGGGCGAGAGCGTGCCGATTGCCGGCAGGGTCACCGCGAGGCCGGCGCCCGGCGCGTTGAAGCTTGATAAGGCGTTGCCGCCATCCGCGGCGGTCGCCGTGTAGGTGTTGACGGACGGGAACGACCATCGCGTCGTCGCGCCGGCGCTGCCCGGGAATGCCAGGCCTTGCGCCGTCAGCGGGGTCACCTGGGCGACGCGAAAATTCGACCCGTCGAATTGCAGGACCGCGAATTCGTAATTGCCGGCGGCGAGGGCCAGCGAAGTGATCGACGGGCCGCTGCCGGGATAGAGGATCTTGCCGCCGCTAGTCGGGTTGACCTGGACCGCGGCGAGCTTGCCGTTGTCATTGGCGATCGCGATCGTCCACCCGGCGCTGATCGCATTCGTCGACGGCAGCGTTACCGTCAGATATCCGAGCGGCGAGTTGTAAGCCGAAATCGCGTTGCCATTGTCGGCGAGGGCGGCGCTGTAGGCGCTCACAGATGGGAAACTCCATCGGCTGATGCCGCCGATGCCGGCCATGCCGATCTGCGTTGCTGTCGCTGGCGTCGCCTGCTCGATCCGGAAATTGCCGCTGCCGTCATACTGCAGCACGATGAATTCATAGTTATTGCCGGCGAGGCTCAGCGAGGTCACGAGTGCGCCGCTGTTCGGGTAGAGCAGATGCCCCCCGCTCGTGCCGTTGACCTGCACGGCGAGGCTCTTGCCGTTCTCGGCGGTAAAGCCCATCGACCAGCCCGATGACAGCGTGGTCGTCGACGGCAGCGTCACCGTCAATCCCGCGCCTGTGTTGTAGCTCGACAGCACATTGCCGTTGTCGGCGAGCGTTGCGCTGTATCCCGCGCTCGACGGGAAGAGCCAGTTTCCCGGCCAGTTGCCGGGTTCGATCCCGTTGGCGATGCGCGTGTTGCGGGTCGAGGTGCGCACCCGGTAGTTCGAGCCGTCGTTGACCAGCTCGACATATTCGTAATTGCCGGCGCCGAGCGTCAGCGCCGCGAGCGCCTTGCCCCCGGAGAGGATCGATCCCGACGGCGGCGTCAATGTCATGCCCTTGCCGTTGTCGCTGGCAAATCCCATCCACCAGCCGATCTCGACCCCGGCCGGCGCCGGCAAGGTGATCGCCATCGAGGCGCCGGGTGCGTTGTAGCTCGAAATCGCCGTGCCGCTATCGACGCCAACGGCGGTGTAGCTGGCGACGGAAGGGAACTGCCACGGCACCCGGTTGCCGGTGCCGATCACCTGGATCGAGGATGATTGCGGGCCGCGATTGACGACATTGCCGCCATAGTTCGGGTTGATCAGCACATTGCGCGTCGAAGCCGTCGCGCTGACCGCCGTGACGCAGTTGAAATAGGGCGAGATGAACGTGTTCTGCCCGTCATGGGCGAAGGTGATCGAGAGGCACGTCGGCGAGACTTCGAGATCGAGCCCGAGAAAGGTGTTCGAGAAGTTGTAGCCATTTTCGAGCACGAGCCCGGCGCCGCCGGTGCCCTGCGCCGTGCCGGCGCCGCTGATCCGCGAGAACTGCGTCTCTTCGAGCGCGAGACCCGCGGCGCCGCCGCCCGAGACGCACACGGCCCAGAGGTCGCTGTCGAGCACATAGTTGAACTGACAGCCGCCGGCACCGGCCGCGGTACTGGCGTTGTTGACCGCCAGATGATCGATCTTCGCCGAATTGTGCGCGTCGGCGAAATTGTAGGTGCCGAGCATGAACGGATAGGAGGGCCGCGACAAATTGGCGTTGATGTCGGCCGCGGACGGCAACCCGGTGTGCAGCGTGATGCTGACCCCGGGGTTGATCGCATCAATGGGCGCGGCGAAGCTACCCCCGCCGTGCAGCGCGACGATGACCGTGCCGCCTGATGTAAACGGCGCCGTCGTCGATACGCCGAGCACGGTGGCGCCGGCGCTGTAGCCGGCGGTCAGGGTCGCGAGGTTCTGCTCAGCCGAATTGGCCAGGATATCGAGCGTACCTTCGATCTTCAGATAGAAGCAGCCGGTCGGGCTTCCGACCGACCCGCCCGAGCACAGCACCTGCAGCACCGGGCCCGAGCCGATCGAGCGCCCGTCGAGGATCGCGCCTTCGGAAATCAGGCGAAAACCAGTCGCCGCCTGGCTGGCGTAATCGGCGGTGAGGAGGCTGGTAATCTTATATTCCCCGGCCGGGATATGCACCGGCCAGTTGCTGGCGATTCCTGCGTTGATGGTGGCCTGAAGTGCGCTGGTGTCGTCATGGCTGTCGTCGCCGACCGCGCCATTGCATTTGACATCGATCCACGGCCGCCCCGAGCACATCAAGACGTCGCCGTTGAGGGTCGCCGTTCCGGTCGTCGACAGCGTCGAAAAATTGCCCGGCGACTGCGCCAGCGCGCTCCAGGCGACCAGAACTCCCGCGATCAGTGCCGCTGCCGTGAGCGTACGGTCGATCCATGTCGTCGGGGGCATCAGGGTTACCACTGGCGGGCCGCAAAGCCCTGGCCCGTTGTCGCGCCGTAAAGGCTCACCGCCCCGGCGGGCTTATACCCGGAGGGGGTGGCGTACAGACCCCCATTCGCGGCGAGTTGGATGCTGGCGCCGCCCGCCGAGGCGACCCCAACGTCCGAGATCCACAGCGCGGCGGACGAATTGTTCTGCACGACAAACCCGTTCACCGGGACGAGCCCGCCGAACAGCGCTTGGGCGCTGCCCCCGGTGGAGACCGCGCCGCTGCCGTCGCTCGCCACGGCGCCGGCCGTGTTGATCACCGGCAGCGGGTTTTGCAGCCCGACTGGGGTCGATATGCCCTGCGCATTGGTCGCGGCCGGCGCGTGCAACGGCACGAGGTTGCCGTTGCTATCGACCTCGGTCGCCAGCGACTGCACCATGGTATTGGCGTCTTTGACGAGCAGCGTCATGGAGCTTCACTCTCCTTTGCAGCGAGCCGCCGATAAGTCTCGAAAATTCCGTCCCCCGCACGGGGCTCGACCAGCAGCTCGGTGATGGCCCAAACCAGCGCGTCGACCCGGTCCGGCGAGTAGCCGGCCGCTGTCCGATCGAAATCGCTGGTGAAGGCGCACATCTGGTCTTCGAGCTGCGGGAAGGCGCCGAGGTGGTGAATTCGGCCCTGCTCATAGAGCGCGGCCACCGGCTCGGCTCGCGCGACCTTGCCGCGCGCCGCCCTGACCGCGCTGAACGGCACGTTCGGGTCAATCATCCGCAGCGTCGCCTCGACCATGTCTCCGCCATTGTTGATTTCAGCAACAATGCGGTCGGCCTGGTGGGTGCCGTAAGCGGCGATCGCGACGCGCGCCCATTCCGCCGGCGCATAACGGCCCGAAGCGTCGGCGAGCACATAGCCGTGCCCGTTCGCGTCCCGGCCGGCGACGATGATGCCGGTCTCGTCGGAATCCTCGTGCGAGCTTACCGCCGGGTCGATCGCGACGACGATTCGCGCCAGTTCCGGCCGCGCCAGTTCCGGCAAGGCGGTCATGCGCGTTGCTTCGATCATTCCGTGCGTCCACAGCGCGCCAGGCATGTGGTCGAGGATCTCGCCGTCGAGCTCCTGGCGGCCGAGCCGCGTGCCCTGATAGCGGCGAACGATCTGGTCGAGGAAGGCCGCCGCCAGATTCTCCTCATTCTCAATTGTCCGGCCGCGGGTCGTGACCACTTTCGGGTCGGCCAGCAACTCGCGCAGCAGCTTGATCGGCCGCGGCGTGGTCGTCACCACGGCGCGCGGATCCTCGCCGAGGCGCAGCCCGAACATCAGCATGTCCCAGGCAGCCGGATAGCGCCA